AACATACCTTTACACATAGCTAATGCATAATCCTGAATCCAAGGATAAACTTGTGGGTCACTAATTATAACACTATCTGGTTTGTAATTGTATACTTGTAAAAGAACACTTTCAGTATTACCTATCCCATCTACTGTTGGGCTCCATATTTGTGTGGCAGATATTTGAATTCCCGTCACACTGGTTGCTGCTAGACTTTGATTTGCTAATACTGTTAAAACTGTACCAGATCCATCAATTGTTTGTAAAATATATTGTGCATTATATCCATCTACAGGACAATTTTGTATGTAAACACTATCACCTGGCGCCATTGTTACTGGTTGTGCTAAAGTAATTGTAATTACACTATTTACTGTGGTAGCAGCGGCAGTTAAACTTTGTAAATTAAAAAAAGTATGCCCATAATCAGGAATCTTTCTTATTAGTGTAAGTTTTTTAGTGACCCTATTCCAAGTATAGTTCATAAAACCGCCAAACATACGCATAGCAAGTTTTTGATAGCTTACGAAAAACTCATAATTAGTTAACCCGCCAACTCGTCCTGCTACTAGCATATAAGTGTTTAAATACCCTGAAGCAAACGGCTCAAATTGGCTGGCAGTAGTTCCACTTACACTACCTATACCCCTTCTATATACAGCTCTCACTTCTTGAACATAACTGGGTAAAATGTATTCCTGCACTTCGGGCAAAAGATCTAAAAAAGCATAACTTTCTTCTGTGCTATTTTGTGCCCGTTGCCTATATTTAATTAATGCTTGTTTAATAGCTAAATCATAATGCTCTTTGTCTAACTCAACATCAACCATTTGATCGCCTAATCTGAGACGAATATAATCAGTAAGATCGTTTCTTAATTGATTTAATGTTTGAATTTGCGAATTGGCTTCAATAGCACTTTCTATGCTAATGGGACCAGGTCCGCCCAAGTTTTGTGTTCTTATGCTTAGATCATTTTGTAGATTCGGTTGTATAACAACATTAGTCATAAATATTGGCCCAATATACCATATTTATTATGTTTCTACTTTCAATAAGATTGTATCAGAGTTAATTCTTCCAGCCAGTTTAGTTTCAGTTGCTTTAATATCATTGAGAAACTTCTTTAATTGAGTTTTATTAGCTCTCATAAATTCTTTTAGTTTCTCAGTTGGTTTCCTAATAATTTTACCAACACTAGTCATTACATTAAAGTTGATGATGCTGGTGCCTTTAATCCCAAGTTCTGCCATATCATCAGCTTGATATTTACCCAACTTGCGTGTTTTAACATTATATACCCATAATACTTTTGCACCAATAATATCCACAGGATTAATACTGACCATCTTAAGAATTTTATCTTCTTTTAGGTATTGAACTTTACTTACAATCTTGTCTTTACTTGTAGGCTTCTTTACCCTTGCTTTTTTAGTTGCTTGTTTTACAGACCGGTATTGGGCAATATCATCCAAACACTGTTTAAAGAATGCTAGATGTGCTTTATAGGTGGCTGCTTTATAATGTTTATATGCTTCAACTAATTGTGGATCTGTGCCTTGTTGCGCAGCTTGAATTTCTCGCTGGCGGTATAAAATAAGTTCTTCAAATTTGCCTAATTGACTTTGTGGCACATTGTTTTTTACAAAATACTCGTATGCTTTAAAATTACCGGGCATTTTCTTAATAATATCATCATATGCCCCCTCAAAATCACCAAGCTGCTCACTGGTCTTTTCAGCAATCCTATCCTGAATGGTGATAGGTTTAGCTGTAACTACAGGTTTTTTACTTTTTTGTGGAGTACCAGTCTGACTGCTGAAGTCTGTTTTGGTGATTAATCCCGCAATGGTTTCGATTACATATCTGGATAACTTTTCTTTTAACGGCATACCTGCTTTATATGCCATAATAATACTACATAATACCATGGGAATTTGTGCATCTGGCACTTTTTCGAAAACTTTAACATCATCTTCATTAAAGGTAGATTCGGTTAACATCCATTCTACCACATGTTTCTTAAGCTCACGCTGGTTAAAATGATAATTGTAATAATTAAAACTTTTACGCAAATGATGATCAAAATCAGCATCGGACATAGCAGATGCTCGTTCGGTATCCCAAACTGGTTCTGTCCCTGTATATTTTTCATCTGCAGCATATTCGCTTCTTACTGTAGATTTACGGGGTTTTACTGATTTGCCGTCAATTTTAATTTTAGCCAAAACATTATCTCCACTCAATATTGAGCACAATTATACTATAGTTATCATTTAAATACAACCTAATTTTCTATAAATATATATTATTATAGGTGGAGAACTAAAATTCCTAGAATCAGTTTATGGCGTGATCGACATACCAATGACTACAAATATTTGGATAGCCGAATTAGCGAAACTTTTACCATGGGCGGAACTGGAGTAAATCTCCACAAATATATAGGGCCAAACCCACAAGGCACTTACTATTTTACTACCACAACCGCAAATGCTAATACTAAAGTTTTAAGTTTTAGTAATGTGGCAACTATGGAAGTTGGACAGGCAGTAACTGGGGTAGGAATTGCTGCAAATACAGTGATTACTTTAAGCAATCTTACTGCAAATACTATTACAATAAGCAGTAATATAACATCAAATATTGTTACAGGGTCTAGTATTAATGTAAGTTGGCGCGATGGCACACAACCAGTCTATGTTAACGAGAAAATTACAAATATACAAGACCTTTTGTTCCTAGAAAATAGAGATAGAAAATACGATACAAGTATTTACTCAATGAGAGGTATCTATACTGTAAGCGATAATGACTTTGACTTAAAACAATTTGGTATATTTTTAAGCCCAGACACTGTGTTTATGAATTTTCATTTAAATGATATGGTACAGACTTTAGGTAGAAAAATATTATCAGGTGATGTGTTAGAATTACCTCATAGAAAAGATTATTTTCCCTTGAATGACGATTTGCCTGCTGCTTTAAAAAGATTTTATGTTGTACAAGATGCACAATTTGCAGCAGAGGGGTTTAGTCCAACTTGGTGGCCACATATTTGGCGAGTGAAGTTAACACCATTAGTAAATAGTCAGGAATATAAAGATATATTGAATAATATTGCAGCAAGTGAAAATGTTGATACTCCAATTGTTGATATAATGAGCAACTTTAATAAACTAATAGAAATTAACGATGCAATTATTAGACAAGCTGAAATAGATGTACCCAAGAGTGGGACCAATGTAGATAGTTTATATATTGAACCAATAGATCCGGATGGTGCACCCGGCGACCCTTCAGGCAGAACAGTAGATTATACCCAAATTACTGCTGATAGTATCAATGCTTACAGTAATGTAAACCCAACTACTCCAGACACAAATGTTCCCGCATACCTTTCGGGAGATGGAACTGCACCGAACGGGTGGCCCGTTACAGCTGGCACATCATTTCCAGATACAGTTGAAATTGGAGCATATGTATTACGGACAGATTTTGTTCCTAATCGTTTATTTAGATTTGATGGCAAACGCTGGGTTAAGATTGAAGATAAAGTCAGAACTGAGCTTACACCAGGACCAAACAACCAAACACAAAGAAGTATATTTGTTAACAACAATACTACTTTCACTACATCAGACGGGCAAACAATGCCAACAAGACAAAGTCTTAGCAAGGCATTGACGCCTAAGGCTGATAATTAAAGGATTTATCATGGCTTTACAAAGTTTTTTCTACGATCAACAGATAAGAAGATATATTATTCAATTTATAAGAATGATTAGCAATTTTCAAGTGCAATTTGGAAAAGATCGAGAAAATATAACAACACTACAAAGAGTACCAGTAATTTATGCTGATAGTAGTAGACAAGTTGCAAATATCCTGAAAGAAAATAGTGAAAATTACTTAAACTCAGTACCAGCAATGGCCGTATATGTTTCTGGTTTTACTTATGATAGAGGCAGAGTACAAAACCCAACTTATGTTAATAAAATGGTATTGAGAGAAAGGGAATATAATACTAGCACAGGCACTTATAATACTCAACAAGGTGATATTTTTAATGTAGAACGCTTAATGCCTGTACCTTATAAATTAACTTTAAAAGTAGATATTTGGACTAGCAATACAGAACAAAAATTACAATTGCTAGAACAACTATGCACATTGTTTAACCCTGCACTTGAAATACAAAATACTGACAATTATATTGATTGGAGTAGTATA